CACACTGTGATTATAGCAGCAAACCGGAACTATTAAGAAAAAATATAGATCCTTCAACATTTATTAAACAAATTGCATACTTTCCTGCATACCTGGATTAAAAAAGATAATAAAAACAAGGATAATTGACCAATAACTACTGATTATGAATCAGTTGTTAATAATTTATTGAAAAAAACACCAGGATTCAGGGGGTTTTGTAAAAAAGGCACACCATCAAAAAAAATTTGACGGTTATTTAATATTGATAGGACTCATACACAAACAGACAAGGAAAATTTAATGATCGGATCAGAAGGAAACTACCCAACCATCGTTTATGTGCTGGAAAGCAGCAACACTGTGATCGTTCACTTCGGAGGTTTCAACGACAAGGAAGAAGCCCAGAAGTTTAGCCACCACATTGCCAGCGAACTAGGTATTGATCCTTCTTATGTTCCGCCTGGAACCACCCTGCACTAATCAGGGGGTTTTGTTTTAAATGCCGGAAATTATCATTCCCTACAAACCAAGAGAATTGCAAAAATTTTTGCATGATAAAATTGATAAGAGCCGGTTTTCAGTTTTAGTCCTGCACAGAAGGGCAGGCAAAACAGTCATGTGCATCAACCACATGATACGAGCTGCCTTGACCAGCCCACAGACTAATGCAAGGTATGCCTTTGTAGCACCGACATTCAAGCAGGGCAAAGCCACAGCATGGGACTATATCAAGACCTATGCCGGCAAAATACCAGGAACGAAATTTAACGAATCTGAATTAAGATGCGACCTTCCGAATGGTTCAAGAATTACCATCCTTGGAGGAGAGAACGACCAGGGCATCAGGGGAATATTTTTAGACGGATGCGTTCTGGATGAATCCCAGAATATTAATCCCAATCTGTTTCCTGAAATCATCAGACCTGCCTTGGCGGACCGCAAGGGTTGGTGCGTATTTATTGGCACTCCCAAGGGAAGAAATTATTTTTACGAATTGCACCAGAAGGCAAAATCGGACAAGGATTGGTACACCTGCGTTTTCAAGGCAAGCCAGACAAAAATTCTTGACGATGGCGAACTCAGGGCGGCACAATCGGTGATGTCCGAGGATTTGTACGATCAGGAATTTGAATGTTCCTTTCAGGCGGCAATTACCGGCTCCTACTACGGAGCCATTATTGAGGAGCTTGAATCGCAGAAAAGAATTGCAGAGGTTCCCCATGATGAATATCTTGATGTGGAAACCTGGTGGGATCTTGGCATGAACGACCAGACCGCCATTTGGTTTGTGCAGAGGAACCGAGGGCAGATCAGGTTGATCGACTATTACGAAAATGCAGGCGAAGGACTGGATCACTATTCCCATATCCTTGACCAGCAGGGTTTTGATTATTCAAAGCACATAGCTCCCTTCGACATTAAGGTCAGGGAACTGGGTGCGTTTGGGAAATCAAGACTTGAAAGTGCGTTGGAACTGGGCATCTCGTTTGAGGTGGCTCCCAAATTATCAATTGAAGATGGCATTGAAGCGGTTAGAAAGGGCTTATCGAAATGCTGGTTTGACAAAAACAAGTGCCAAAAAGGAATTGAATATTTGAAAGCCTATCAAAAACGGTGGGATGAAAAAAACCAATGCTTCAGAAACAAGCCCATGCACAATTATGCCTCGCACTGTGCAGATGCCTTTAGGACCGGCATTGTCGGAGAGGGTGCGGAATTAACCAATTGGAAAAAGCATATTCCGGTCAATACAAATTATATAGTTTAATATGGCAAAAATATCAGATATAGAATTAAGATCAATTATTAGCGGAGAGATTAACAACGCCTTGGGATTTGTGGGCGGCAGTCTTTCCTCTCAAAGAAAAAAATCACTGGAATATTATCTGGGTGAAAAGCTGGGAACGGAAATTGACGGAAGAAGCCAGGTCATCTCAACCGATGTGGCGGACACCGTTGAAACCATTCTGCCAAACCTGCTAAGAATTTTTACAGCCTCTAACAATGTGGTTCGCTGCGAGCCGGTTAAGGCGGAAGATGTGGCGTTGGCGGATCAGGCAACGAATTATATTAACTATGTTTTCAATAAGGACAATTCAGGTTTTTCAATATTGTACACCTGGTTCAAGGATGCCCTTCTTGAAAAGAACGGAATTGTAAAAGTCTTTTGGGATGAAAGCCAGAAGGTTGAATACGAAACTTATAAGAATTTAAGCGATACGGACTATCAACTGCTTCTTAATGACGACAGCATTGAAGTGGTTGACGAAGAGGAGTTTGAAGATGAGAAGGCAAAAGAACAACTGCAACAGGTTCAGGCTTTGGCTGAAGCACAAGGTCAGGTTATTGAAACGGAGACTCCGAAAATACATAACTGCAAGATCAAAAGAACTCACAAGTTTGGTCGAGTCAAAATAGAAAATGTTCCTCCAGAGGAATTTCTAATTGCAAAAAGTGCAAAGACCATAGAGGATGCGAATTTTGTCGCCCACAAAGTTTATAAAACTAGAAGCGAACTCATTGAAATAGGGTTTGACAAAGAGGTGGTTGAACAACTTCCATCCTCACAAAATGTATTGCACAACAGCGAAAAACTTACCAGATTTAGTGATATTGATAAAAGTCCGTTCAATCATGCAACCGATAAATCAACGGAACAGGTTGAAATTTACGAATGCTATCTCAGAATGGATTATGACGGTGATGGAATTGCGGAATTAAGGAAGGTTTGCGTAGGCGGTAAAGGCACATCGGATATTCTTGAAAATACAGAAGTGGATTCCATGCCTTTCTGCTCTTTAACGCCCATTCCAATGCCTCACAGATTTTACGGAAGATCGGTTTCTGAACTGGTCGAGGATATTCAACTGGTTAAATCAACGGTCATGCGGCAATTGCTGGACAATATGTATTTAACCAACAACAACAGGGTTGCGATCATGGATGGCATGGTCAACCTTGATGATTTGCTGACTTCAAGACCTGGGGGAGTGGTTAGAACAAAACAGCCGCCTAGCCAGGTGATGATGCCGATGCAATCGCAAACGATTTCGCAGCAGGCATTTCCATTATTGGAATACCTGGACACCGTTAGGGAAACCAGAACCGGTGTTACAAGATACGCACAAGGGCTGGATGCGGACAGTTTGAATAAAACGGCTACAGGAATTAATACCCTGATGACTCAGACGCAAATGCGTATGGAGCTGATTGCAAGAATTTTTTCTGAAACAGGGGTTAAGGAATTATTTAGAAAAATATTTGAATTAACGGTTAAATACCAGGACAAGGAAAGAATTGTTCAGCTTAACAATCAGTTTGTTCCGGTCAGACCTACGGAATGGAAGGACCGATACAACATTACCATTGTGGTTGGACTTGGAAGCGGATCTAAGGATCAGCAACTGGTGATACTGAATAATATTCTGGAAAGGCAACTCCAGGCGTTCAAGCTACAGGGCGGTCAGGAATATCCTATGGTGTCCTTAAAGAATATTTATAATACATTGTCGAAAGTCATTGAAAATGCAGGATTGAAGAATGTGGAAAATTATTTTGTTGATCCTGATGTTGGCAAGCAATTAGTTCAGCCGCCACCACCTCCTCCATTGACACCGATTGAAAAAATTGAATTTACAAGAATACAATCCGAGGAGAAAAGAAAGGTTGCCGAACTTGAACTGGAAAGTAAAAAGCTCAAAGCAGAAACGGCAGAGGCTATTCTTGGCTTTGAAACCAAGATGAAGGAAATGGAATTAAAATACAACACCCAGCTCGATACCGCCAAGATTAAAGCGGATGCCGATCTGGATAAATTGGTAACATCCAATAGAAATAAAACTTTTTTAGAAGCCCAAAAATCTTCAGACATACTGGAACAGCAGGTACAGAATCTAAATGAACAAAGACGAGGAAACGAAGTTAAGCAAGGAAGTCAGTAGGGCGAATAACGCTAGACAACTTTTAAATAATAGTTTATTCAAAGAGTCGCTAGACAAATTAAAAGAATTATATAATCAAAGCCTATTAAACACCGGAGCAAAAGAGGTCGAAACCAGGGAGAAACTCTGGCAAGCCTATCAAATTGTCGGTATATTTGAACGGCATTTTATAGAAATTATTGATACAGGAAAATTAGCCACAAAACAGTTGGATGATTTTCGCAAATCTATCAAAGCAACGAAATTCTAATCAGTCTGGTTAGGATAGCCAACCCATTTTATCTGGGAGCTTTAACCAACAAAGGAGCATAATATCATGTCAGACAATCAAGCTAACCCCACTAAGGGAGCTGAAACTGATTTGCAAAAAGCTGCAAAATCAATTTCAGGGCTTTTATCACCGGAAACGGAAGTGAAGCCTAAAGAAAAAGATGTAAAACCCATAACAGAAGAAGCCAAACCAACTTCTGCTGAACCGATACAACAGGAATCTTCCAAGGAAGAACAGCCTGCGGAACAGGAAACAAAACCGGAAACGGAATCGCAAGAGGAAGTTTCTGAACAAGAAGTATCTCAAGAACAAACACAAGAGATTCAACAAGAACAGGATTCCACCCACAAGGTAAAAGTTGCAGGTCAAGAATTCAATGTTAGCTTAGACGAATTAAAAAACGGTTACTCAAGAGATGCCGACTATAGACGAAAGACAGAAGAACTAGCTTTGGACAAAAAGCAGTTTCAGTCCGAGTCTGAAAAGCAAAGGCAAAACTATTCCTCTAAACTGGAGGAGTTGAACAGGTTTAACACCATTGCCCAGCAACAGCTAACTGAAGAATTCAATTCTTCAAATTTAGACAAGTTGTATGAAGAAGATCCTGTGGAAGCAACGAAGATCAAGCATCGTTTGGACAAAAAGCAATTACAATTAAATCATGCGATGCAAACCCTTCAGGAACGCCATAGGAAAGAACGCAACGACATAATCGAAAAGGAAGGTCGTTCTCTGGCTTTAAAAATGCCGGAATTTAACGACAAGCAAAAATCTACGTCAATAAGAAACGAGATGAGAAATTTTTTATCATCTCAGGGATTTAATAATTTAGAAATTGATTCCATTATTGACCATAGGCAGGTTATGATCGTCAACGATGCCATGAAGTATCGCAATATGCTGAAGTCGAAACCGAATTTAGCAAAAAAGATTACCAAGCCTGGCAAAGTTTTTTCTTCAGGGGTGAAAAGTGATAAAGCCGACATCAATCTCCAAAAGCGAAAGGAAAAGTTAGGTCGTCTGAAAAAATCTGGAAACATCAAAGATGCAACCAGTATATTTTTGGACATGATTAACAATAAACAACAATAACTTAGGAGAAAATAAACATGGCACAAGTAAGTAATACTTGGAGTACCTATGATGCCGAAGGCGAAAGAGAAGATCTGTCTAATGTGATATACAATATCTCACCGACAGAAACTCCATTCATGTCTGCAATTGCGAAAGCAAAAGCTACCTTTACAAATCATGAATGGCAAAAAGACTCTTTAACTGCCGCATCAGGGTCAAACGCTGCAATTGAAGGTAACGAAGTTACTTTTGCAGCACCCACATCAAGCACCAAGCTAGGAAACTATACACAGATTGCAGTTAAATCTGTCATCGTTTCTGGTACATTGGAAGCAACTAATAGAGCTGGTCGTAACAACGAACTAGCTTATCAAATCTCAAAGGCTTCAAAAGAGCTTAAAAGAGATATGGAAACTTCTTTATGTGCTAACAACGCTAAAGTGGCAGGTAACGACTCAACTGCAAGAGAACTAGGTGGCGTAGAATCATGGATAGCATCTAACGATGTTATGTCGGCTGCTGGTAATCCAGCATCACCAACAGGCGATGGTTCTGATGCAAGAACTGATGGAACACAGAGGGCATTCACAGAAGCTCAATTAAAAGCAGCGTTAAAGCTGGTTTGGGATTCTGGTGGAGATCCAACGATGCTTCAAGTAGGCTCTTTCAACAAGCAAAAACTATCTGGCTTTACAGGTGGATCAACAAGATTCGATCCGGCTGAAAACAAAAGATTAGTTGCTGCTGTGGAAATTTATGAGTCAGATTTTGGCGCATTGCAGGTGGCTCCAAACAGATTCTCACCATCAAGATCGGTTCACATTATCACACCTGATATGTGGGCGGTTGCGTTTTTGAGAGACTTCCAATTGGATGACCTTGCGAAAACTGGAGATGCTCAAAAGCAATTCCTATTAGCAGAATACACTCTGGAATCCAGAAATGAAGCTGCTTCAGGCGGAGTTTTTGATTTAACAACTTCATAATCAATAAACATATAGGATAAGGCGGAGCAATCCGCCTTGTTCTTTTTAATAATAATTTTGTTTGGTCTTTGAAGTCTTTCAAGGCGGAACGAAGCAAATAAAGGAAAAAAAACATGAGAACACTAAACGATTATTTTATAACAGCTAAAATAACCGACATCAGCACAGCAGGTTCAACTTTTGTACCTATACCTGATGGCGGAAATGTTATTAAAATTATAACATCAATTAAAAATGCAATTACAACTGCAAACGCAGCTCTATCTTGGGAAATAGGTGGAACAGCTATAACAGGTGGCGGCATAACTGTTGCATATTCAGGATCAGCAGCAGGTGATGTTGATACTGCTGAACCAACTGCTGCTAACAGAGTTGAAGAAGATGGAACTATCGAAATGATTACAGATGGTGGATCATCTACAGCTTGTGAATGTGTAGTAACATTTATTATTAGAAGATAATTATAGAATTTAAGGGGATATTGCCTAACGGCACTTCCCCTTAGATATAAAAAATTAATTTAATTAAATAAGGAAAACAACAATGGTTAATTATGGTTTAAGACATGGAACCACTCAAACAATAGCGGTAGCGTCATCAAGTGCAGCAGTAAGCAATGCGTTTGGGGATGGCACTCATTATATAAGAGTTGTTTCAACAACAAACTGTCATATTACTTTTGCTGCATCACCAACTGCCACAACCAGTCATGGTTATGTGCCGGCAGGAGAAGTGGAAATTATTAAAGTTTCTCCAGGTGAAAAAATGGCAGCTATTAGAAATAGTGCAGATGGTACTTTGTATTGTACTGAACTTAGTGCGTAATAATGAAACCACCCAAGTATGGTGTAGTTATTGAATATACAAAAACATTAAAAGGTACATCTATTGGTAGGAGACCTATTACTAGCACCATGAATAAAAATAAACGAAGGCAATTAGGAAAAAAACCATTTTATAGAGGTCAAGGTAAATGAAAACAAGAAATACTGAAACCGAAGGTTTAGTTACAGAAAAATTTGAACCCCATGAAGATAAAGGTGTAGTTCATCATAGAACTGTAAATCATAAACCTATCCTAGATCATAATAAAAAGCTTTATACTCAAAACGATGGTTATTCACCAGACAAAGGTTTAAAAAGAGTAGCATCCATTCCTACTATTGTTTTAGAAATTTGGGCGAAAGAATATAATCAAGATCAAAATAATGGTAATTGGTTTGCTTTACCAAAAGATACACAACATAAAATTTTAAGAAAAAAACTAAACAGTTCTGATTATAGATATTTTAGAACAGCACCAGGACAATTTTAATGGCACTAACATCATACTCAACACTTAAAACAGCAGTAGCCAATTGGCTAAACAGAACAGATTTATCTGATGAGATAGCTGATGATTTTATTATTTTAACAGAAGCAGATTTTAACTCAAAATTAAGAATTAGAAAAATGGTTAATCAAACAACCATTACAATTGATAGTGAAACAGAATCAGTACCTACAGGATTTCTACAAGTTAGAAATTTTTATATTTTATCTGGAGCAACTAAATATTCTTTAAGATATGTTTCACCAGCACACATGGATCAATTAAAAGGAACTTCTACAAGTGGAACTCCACAAGTTTATACAATTTTAGGAGACACATTTAGATTTTCTCCGAAACCAGACTCATCT